TTAAAAAGAGGCCGCTTCCCCCAAAAGGTGCTGCACGGGCACATGCGCTGGGTGCAGGCTTTGCCGCATGTGCTGCTGTGGCGATCCTTTGCATCGCGCTGCTGCCCATACTGCAGGCCCCGGACGATCATCCCGGGTCACTCGTGGAATGCCTTTGAGATTATTGTTGAACGTAAAAAGGCATCCGTTCGGATGCCTTTTTACTGGTGGAGCATAACACCCAATATCCGAACTCGTGAGAGTAGCGGTATTATTGCCCGAAAGATTGAATGTTAGCATAATCCGCTTCCCACCATCTTCATCGTCATACACATATACAGAGTTTACCAATGTATCAATCACGCGCCGTTGGTAATCCTCATTATCAACATTCCCGCTCTTGAACGAAGTAAGCCAATACCTAATGCGGCTCTCGTTCAAGAGCGGTTTTTTCATTTCCTCACGGGCGATACGCCCCTCAATATCAGACTTCTCCTGTTCCAGTTCGTCAAGGCGGTCTTTGGTAGCAGAAGTAATGATACCTTGCTCTATTGCAGAGACAAGGTTCTTTATTTTTTTCTGAACATCTTTCAGTTCAGCGTTGAGATCGTCCAAGTAGGTAGTATCTGCCGATTCTTTTTCGATGATTTCCATAGCCCGTTTTGCGATAAGGGCGATATTCTCATCAGTCAACACATTCTGAACTGTGTAGCGGACTACCAGTTTCTCTATCCAATCTTTTCGTTCGGATTTCTTTTTACAAGCGTGTTCCCGCTTGGCTTTTGTGCATTTGTAGTAATAATGCACTTGCCCTGTTTTCGATGTGCCGCTCTCACCGACCATCGGAGACCCGCAGTGTCCGCAGAACAGCTTGGTAGTTAGCAGATAGTTTTCGTGGGCTTTCGCTTTCGCCCGTGCTTTCCCGTTGTGTTTGAGCATAGCTTGTACTTTCTCAAATAGTACCTTGTCTATGATAGCGGGCATACCATCGGGAATAACAATGTCCATGAGCTTGTATGTGCCGATGTATTTCTCATTTCGGAGAATCGTTCGGAGACTGTTTTTATTAAAAGCGTTGCCCCTTGCAGTTTTGTACCCACGCTCGTTGCAATAGGCAATGATTTGTGTCGCGGACATTCCATCGGCGTATAGCTGAAAAATCTCTTGTACGATTTTCGCTCCCGTTGGGTCAATCGCATACTTTCTGTCCTCTCCCACGGTGTACCCAAGCAAAAGGTTTGCCCCTCCCGTGGCGAGTCCTTGGAGCGCGTTTTCTCTGATACCGCGTTTGATGTTACGGGAGAGATTTTCAGAGTAGTATTCGGCGTACCCCTCAAGGACGGATTCAAGGATAATCCCCTCCGGCGTGTCCGGCATGGGTTGTTTTGCATAGTAGACTCTCACACCGTTCTTTTTGAGCTTTGCCTTGTAGATAGCAGAGTCATAACGATTACGAGCGAAACGGTCAAGGGTATACATTATCACCGCTTCAAACTGTCCCTTTTCACTGTCTTTAATGAGACGCTGAAAGCTCGGACGGTTATCTGTTTTGCCGGAAATTGCCCTGTCAATGTATTCATTTATGATGGTGAATCCGTTTTTAAGGGCAAACTCGTGACATTCTCTGAGCTGACCCTCTATAGATTCCTCTCTTTGACTATGGCTCGAATATCGAGCGTAAATTACCGCTTTCGTAGTCTCACCTCCAATTCGCGCTTTCTGTAAAGTAATTCAATGGGAATGACGCGCTCAACCGATAGCGTTTGCTTTATCCCCCTCGTATTCTTTTCGGTCTCCAAACTCATAAACCATTGCCATGAACTCATGCTTGGCGCGGCGAGGTAACGCACGATAGACCTTTAGAATGTCCTCCTCGTCCTCGTTTTCGGGTACAGCTTTCTCACAGCAGAGGTCTTCTTCATCGGCAAAAAAGTCCATTACGGAGCATTGCAGAATTTTGGCGAGAGCAAGCAATTCCTCTTGGTTTGGTATAGAACCTCGTTTATTGATGGCAGTCGTGTATGAAGACTGTCCATTTTTTATTTGTTTGATAACGGCGGTTAAGTTCGTACCGCGCTCGGCACAGATACGGTTGATGTTCTCAGCAAAAGTCATAGAGTTCCCTCCTTAGAAAATAATTCGGATTTTTTGAATTTACCTCTTGACAATTCAGATAATAAGAATTATACTAATAACAAGAAGTTCGGAATATCCGAATTGGCAATAAGAAACCGACCTCTCGAAAACGGCAATTTTCGGGAAGTTGAAGCGGATTAGTCCTATAACAATAATAACAATAATTCGCCTTTTTGTCAATGGCAATTTCGATTTCAAGAACCATGAAAGGAGGAAAACTCGATGAGTCAGATTCAGAAGCGAATGGAAGCACTTGGTGTAAAGCAGGTGGACATGATTCTTGAACTGCGTAAGCGAGGTATCACAGTTCAGCCGCCCGAAATGTCGAGTATCATTCGCGGGGTCTATACCTATCCAAAGGCGAAGCGAGTCCTCGATGAATGTGACAGAATCCTCACTGAACTTGAAGCTCACTGATTCGCAGGTGAGCGACCTCGCAAGACCACTTATGGGGATTTTGGAACAGTTCTACCAAGACCCTAAAAACGAGGAGGACTACCAAAAATGGCTACTGAGTGTAGAAGAACTAAACGAGTCAACAAACAGAGACTCGTAAGATTATTAACCGTTATCGCTGTGTTGATTGCTACCGCCTTTACGATTGGTAGACTGACCGCTCCTACGAAAACCGATACGGTGACGGTCACGAAAACAGTTGAAGTCCCTGTTTATAGCACAGATAAACTCCCGGAAACATCGGATATTTTCTATTTTGATGTACCTCTCTCTCATAGCTTGCAGAGATATATCTATGAAATCTGTGCCGATGAGAATGTACCAGTAACGCTCGTGTACGCAATGATTGAGCATGAGAGTCAATTTAATCCCGAAATTGTAAGTAAAACGGACGATTACGGACTCATGCAAATCAATGAGGTCAACCACACATGGCTCAACGAGGAGTATCGGTGTGCGGATATGCTTGACCCGTATCAGAATGTGTTCTGTGGCGTGAAAATCATCGGGGAGTATGTCAATCGCTATGACGGAGACCTAACAAAAGCTCTGATGGCTTACAACATGGGTGACTACGGTGCGCGAAAAGCATGGGAGAACGGAGTCAAGGAAATTACCTATTCCAACACGATTCTCGGTCTCATGCGAAACTACGAGGAGGTGTTTCAAAATGCAAAGAGTAATTGAACTGTCGGATAAAAAGATAGAGACCCTGTTCAACCGACAAGATTTTGAATATCTGCTCGAACGGTACATGGGTTACGAAGCGGTTCAATATTTCCGCGATATGATTGAGGAAATCGAGGATTCCTACAACGGACAGATTGATGAGCTTACCGTACAGAACGAAAACCTCCGTGAAAAGTTAGAGGACATTCGGGAGGTGTGCCGTGAGTAATAAGAAAATCGGTAATGGCTTTGAAGCGGAGTTCTGCGAAAAGCTGTTCCAAAACGGTTATTGGGTTCACAATCTCGCACAGAACGCGTCAGGGCAACCCGCAGATGTTGTTGCAGTGAAAAACGGTGTTCCGTACCTCATTGACTGCAAGGTCTGTTCCGGCAAGGTATTCAGTGTGTCTCGCATTGAGGACAATCAGCGAATGGCTATGACACTGTGGCGGGAATGTCTTAACGGCGAGGGTTGGTTTGCGGTGAAGTTCGGAGAAAACATTTACATGATTACTCTGAGCAGACTTGACAGCATGGTTTCAAAAAACCTGCCGGAGGAACTGTTCCAACGCTTTGCGCTGACATTTGAGGAATGGTTGGTGGCAGACAAATGAATGTAACTGTATCAAATGTCCTCACCATCGAGAACCCTACGCAGGACGCATTGGCGTGGTGCAAACGCAACCTCACGATTACGAACCCCGAATATGCCAAAAAAGCCCGTATGCACTTTTGGCTCGGAAATACACCCCCAACGCTGACCCTGTATGAACGGCGCGGAGATACATTGGTTCTCCCATTCGGAACACTCCGAAATCTGCCGGATTGTATTGCACAGGAAAGCACCTTTCAGAGCGCGTTCTCTGCCCCTGTGAGTGTGTTTTACGGCGGGACGGATATTCCACTCTACGATTACCAAAAGACCGCTGTGGACGCACTGTACGCCGCGAAATACGGTATCTTGCAAAGCGCGGCAGGTAGCGGGAAAACGCAAATGGGGATAGCTCTTGTGAAGCGTTTCGGAAAACGCGCCTTATGGCTCACCCACACACTTGACCTGTTGCGGCAGAGTAAGACCCGTGCAGAACTGTATATGGACTCTGACCTTATCGGGACTATCACAGAGGGAAAGGTCAATATCGGTAAGGGTATCACATTCGCTACTATCCAAACGATGTGCAAACTCGACCTCACACAATACAAGGACTTTTTCGATGTGATTATCGTGGACGAGTGCCACCGCGTAGCGGGGACACCCACCGCTATGACGCAGTTCTATAAGGTTCTGAATAACCTGTCAGCCCGACATAAAATCGGTCTTTCAGCTACGGTACACCGCTCTGATGGAATGATTGAAGCCACCTATGCCCTACTCGGTCATGTGGTTTACACCGTTCCCGATGAAGCTGTAGGAGACAAAATCATGCAGGTCGGTATTACACCTGTCGGAACAGGGGTGGAACTCAGTCGTGAATGTCTGAACTCAGACGGCACGCTGAATTACACCAAGCTCATTTCCTATCTGTGCAACAATAATCACCGTGTCGCGTTCATAGCGGCATGGATTGTGACAGAGTCCGAACATTCCTGTCTTATCCTGTCTGACAGACTGGAACACCTTGAGCGGCTTATGAACGCTCTCCCTCGGAGTATGAGGAAAAATGCCGTAATGGTGAGCGGCAATATGACAACAAAAAAAGGAAAGGCTGAACGAGAGCTTGCGATTGAGGATATGCGAAGCGGCAAAAAGAAGTACCTGTTCGCTACTTACTCCCTCGCAAAAGAGGGGTTGGATATTCCTCGGTTGGAGCGGTTGTTCTTGGCAACACCCAAGAACGATTACGCGGTTATCACACAGAGTATCGGCAGAATCGCCCGTACCTTTGCAGGTAAAGAGGACGCTATCGCCTATGACTTTGTAGATAACATTCCATATCTCGTGAAGTCTTATAAAAAGCGGTGTACGACCTACCGAAAGAACGGGTGCTACTTCCGCTACACGGAGGGAGAGTGAGAAATGAGACTGATTGTATACGATGTTGAGGTTTTTGCCTTTGACTGGATTGTGGTGTTCAAAGATGTAGAAACGGGAACGCATACGGTCATTCACAACGATAGCGAAGCTCTCCGTGAGTGCCTGTTCGATGATGGTATCTATGTCGGGTTTAACTCCAAGCATTACGACCAGTTCATCATTAAAGCCGCCGCAAATGACTTTACCCCGCAGGAGATTAAACAGCTCAATGATTTTCTCATCGGCGGCAGTCGCGGTTGGGAATACGCTCCTCTCAAGGCATTTTATTTTCGCTTCAACAATGTGGATATTCGAGACGATGTTCAGTTGGGTCTATCCCTCAAGGCTATTGAGGGTCACATGGGAATGGATATTCAAGAGACGGAGGTATCGTTTGACCTCGACAGACCGCTTACGGAGGACGAGCTACAACAGACCGTCCATTACTGTAAGCACGATGTAGACGCTACTCACGAGCTGATGAAGCTCCGTGCGGATTACCTCAAAACCAAGAAAAACCTCGGAAAACGAGCGGGGATTGATGAGGTGCGTTCTCTCGCCGCGACCAACGCTAAGTTGACCGCAATGATGTTACGCGCAGAGCGTAAGGAATGGGACGATGGACGAGAGTATGTCTACCCCGAAAACCTTGATATTGCCGTTATTCCGAAGCCCATCTTGGATTTCTTTGAAACAATCCATGATATGTCAATTCCCGATGAGGTTCTGTTCAAGACCTCGTTCGAGATTGAGATTGGCGGTATGCCTTGCAAGTACGCTTGGGGTGGTGTTCATGGCAGTCTGACGGGCTATTACGAGGAAGCAACAGAGGACAGGGTTATCCAAAACCGTGATGTTTCAAGTCTGTACCCCTCGCTGATTGAGATTTATAAGTATCTCTCCCGCAATGTCCCCGACCCGGAACTGTTCTACGCTATCAAGCGTGACCGCATACAAGCGAAGCACAACGGCGATAAGCAGACTGCAAAGGACTTGAAGCTACCGCTCAACACGGTATCGGGCGCACAGGAAAATCGCTACAACGACCTGTATGACCCTCTTCCGACCCGCTCTCTGCGTATATCGGGACAGCTTTTTCTCACAGTCCTCACCATGCGCCTGTTGAACGCCTGTAAGACCATCAAGTTACTCAACCTCAACACCGATGGTCTGATGTATTCCATCGACAAATCGGAACTTGCGCTTGTGGACGAAATCGCTCATGCGTGGGAAGCCGAGACCAAGTTCGAGCTTGAGGTCGATGATGTTCAAAAGGTTTGGATTAAAGATGTAAACAATCTCTTGATGATTAAGACCGATGGTGAGGTAAAGACCGTTGGTGGGTACTTGAACTACGGCGTGTCCGTAAAGGGCGCGTGGGCGATAAACAACAATATGGTTATCGTCAAAAAAGCTCTCATTGAGTATTTCGTCCACGGTACACCCGTTGAGGAAACAATTAACGGCAGTACAGATATTTTCGACTTCCAGTTGATAGCCAAAGCGGGTGCAAAATACCGCGAAGCCTATCACATTGTCGATGGTGAGCAAGTCCCGGTGCAGAAAGTAAACCGTGTATATGCCACGGCTGATGAGCGATACGGGAAGCTGTTCAAGGTCAAAGCTGAGATGGACGCTACTGCGAAAATCGAAATGCTCCCCGACCACTGTATCATCGACAACGACAATCATCTAACCATAGACGATGTAGACAGAACATTCTATATCGAAATGGCAAAAAAGCGAATCAATGATTTCTTGGGTATCAAGCCCGAAAAGAAAAAAGGAGGAAAACGCAAAATGGCAACTACCACAAAAAAGGAGACCGTTACGCTGAATGTCTATCAGAGATTGCTCAAGGCAAGGGAAATGTTCCTGCAAGCCGATGTGCAGAAGACGGGTAAGAATATGCACCTGTCGTTCAAGTATTTCGAGCTTGACGATATTGTTCCTACCGCCACCCGCATTTTCAGTGAGGTCGGTCTTATCCCTATCGTGAACTTCACTACCGATGTGGCAACGATGAAGATTGTCAATATTGACAATCCCGATGAGGAGTATATTCCGTTCGTTGCTCCGTTCAATCAGATTGCGCCGATTATCAGCAACGCGGGAAAACAGGCTACCAATGAAATGCAAGCTCTTGGTTCTTCCATCACCTATATGCGCCGCTATCTGTATATGATTGCACTCGACATTTGCGAGAGCGACAGCATTGACAGCGACCTCGGTAAGCCCACTCCTGCTCCTGCACCTGCCCCGAAAGCCCCTCCCGCTACTCCCGAACAGCGACAGGAAGTGAAGCAGGAACTCACCGCCCCGCAGGACAACGCTACTCCGTTGCAGATTAAGGGTCTCAAGGCAGTGCTGAAAAAGCTCAAGGAAGCTGACCCGACTAAGGAAGAAATGATTGCTCAGATTGCGGTGCAGACAGAGGGCTTTACCTCTATCAGCAAATCCGATTGCGAGACGCTGATTCAGAAAATCACCGCTATGCTTGAGGGAGGTAACGAGTAATGGAATGGCTTGAAAGCAGACAGCTCAAGATTGCGCCACCGAAGCGCACGAAGAAAATCACAGGTACGCGCTTTGCCACAATCCTCGGTCTGAACCCGTGGTCTACGCCGTTTGAAATGTGGCTTGCGATTACCAAGACATACGAAATTCCGTTCGAGGACACTATCTACACAAAGGCAGGTAAGGCAATCGAACCCAAACAGGCAGAGTACATGAAAAAGTCCTACGGCATGGACATCATTACTCCGACTGACCGTTACGGCGAGGATTATTTCAAGTCCACTTGGGGCGATTTCTTCCCCGAAAGCAAACATCTTGGCGGTATGTGGGATTACCTCGGCGTTGATGAGAACGGCGTTGTAGACACGGTTCTTGAAATGAAGACCACCAAGCGTATCGAGGACTGGCAGAATGACGCTCCCGAATATTACGCTCTGCAAGCCGCCCTCTACGCTTACCTGCTCGGTGTGGACAATGTGATTATGGTCGCGTCTTTTCTTGAAGAAAAGGACTACGCTGACCCCACGAAGTACACCCCGAACATCAAGAACACCATTACTGTAGAGTTCAAGGTGAGTGAGCGTTATCCCGATTTCGCAGAGAAAATCAAGCTCGTTGAGAACTGGTGGGCTGAGTATGTGGACAGCGGCATTTCCCCTGTCTATGACGAGAAGAAAGACGCTGAACTGCTTGCGGCTCTGCGTACCCACAACCTCACCCCCGATACCGATATTAACGCTCTGATTACCGAAGCGGAGGGGCTGAAAAGAGAAATCGACAAAGCGAACGCCGCTATCGCAGACAAGGAAAAACGGCTCGGAGAAATCAACAATATCATCAAGGAACACGCTATGGGGCTGTTCCGTGACGGTGATAAAAAGGTTGAAATCAAGGGTTCTATCTACACTTGGTCTGTGTCACGCTCGGAGACTACGACCATCGACAAAAAAGCTCTCGAAGCTGACGGTCTGCTCGACAAATATCAGAAGAAATCTGAACAATACCGCATGACGGTGAAATAAGGAGGATAAAGACAATGAAATTTAAGAAATTTGTAAAATCTCTCGGTGCTGACGGTATTCTTTATGTCCGTGAAAATGGAGACCGTTGGTTGTCCTCCGGCTCTATCTTTATGAAAGTCCCGGAAGATATTCGCACTGTAACCGCCTGTGATAGCGCGAGTATGCTCTCTCTCATCGAAAACATCATCAATTACGACACCTTTTCTCAGCCTTGCGAACTGGTCGAAGCGGTCATGCCTGTTGCCGATGGTGTAATCAAGGACTGTGTGCGTATCTTCGCCACCGAAAACGGCATTGATAAGACCGCTATCTGCAATGATGGTTATGCTCTTATCGAGCGTGGTGACATTGTGGAAATGTTCGTTGATGAGAAGATTTCCGCACTGGTTATCAAGAGACCTGTAGACCTCGTGGACGAAGAAATTGTCGGAGTCATTCTCCGCACCGAATATTAAGGAGGGTAAATAACATGGCAAGAATCCCTATGACGAGTGGTTTCACTCTTATCCCGGAGGGAACTTATGTGTTCCGCATTTACGATGTGTCCTACGATGAGGAGTTTGGCAAGATTGAGATTAAGCTCGTGAACGCGGCGGGTATGACTCAGACCGAACGCTTCACCATCAAGGACAAGAACGATGAACCGAATGAAAAGGCTCTGAACGCTTTCTCCTATTTTGCCAAGACCGCTATGGGTGACTACACTCTTGAGGACATTGACCCGATGGAGCTTATCGACCACTTCATTGAAGCAGAGGTTGTTCATACCAAGCTCCCGTCCAATAAAGACCCGAACAAGACGGTCACTTTTGCAAATCTCGGTGACAAAGCTCCTGCTGAGTATTTTGATACCGAACCCGTGTCCCGTGCGCTGACGCTCGGTAAGGACAAGAACGCCGCTCCTGCTCCTCAGAAACAGGCTACTGCTCCCGCTCCTGCCGCGCCGAAAAAGGGTCTCGACCTTGACGCACTGCTCGGAGGTTGATGGGTATGGGGAGCGAAAGCTCCCCTCCCTCTAAAGGAGGTATCGTAAATGGAATTACAGGACAGCGGCAACCGCAGAGAGTTTGATTCCGGGGCAGTACGAGACATCAACGAGGGAAAAGGCAGGTGCGACCTGCTCCCGCTCGGTGTGGTAGCCGATATGATTGATGATGAAATTCTCTGCCGTATCGACCAGTATGTTCGTTCCGGCAATAGAAGCTCTCTTGTAGCCGCAATCAAGTCTTTTGCGGAGTATAGATATGGAGGTCTTTATACGGCTCTATTAGAGGTCTCCAAGCACTATGAGGACGGTTGCAACAAATACGGTGAGCGTAATTGGGAAAAAGGTATTCCCCTCCACTGCTATATCGACAGCGGTGTGCGCCACTACATCAAGTTTATTCGCAGTGACGAGGACGAACCCCACGATAGAGCGTTTCTGTGGAATATGCTTGGCGCACTGTGGACACAGCAATATCACACCGAATGTTGTGACCTGCCGTTTACAGAGGAGGTACAAAATGACTGATAAAGAACGCCTTGACCTTATGATGAGTACCAATCTTGCCGGGATTGTCAAAGATGATTTTCTCAAGTGGCTTGGGGAAAACGGATTTTTCAACGCCCCGGCAAGCACAAAGTACCACGGCAATTACGCGGGAGGATTGTTCGACCATTCCTTTATGGTGATGAACCTGCTTGTAGAGCTTTCAGCGGCAAACGCTCTCAAGTGGAAACGCCCCGCAAGCCCGTTTATCGTGGGTATGTTCCACGACCTTTGCAAAATCGACCAGTATCGAGGGAATTGTTGCAAAGACGGAGCTTTGCACGACCACATTGTTGATTGGGAGTACAACCCCGATACGCTTTTTAAGGGTCACGGTGATAAATCCATCATTCTTCTCTCTCAGTTTCTCACACTGACCGATGAGGAAATTGCGTGTATTCGCTACCACATGGGCGCGTTTACCGAAAAAGAAGAATGGCGGGATTACACCCGCGCCGTACACGCTTTCCCGAATGTCCTGTGGACGCACCAAGCGGATATGCTTGCGTCTCATGTGGTAGGGATTTGACGATGGCGGTATTCAAGAGAGCAAACGGTCACATTTTCGGCGTTCAATTCTCTGCCAAGGAGCAGAAAGCGATTGACGCTGAAATCCTCCGACAGTGCGCGGAGTACGATAAGAAAAACGCTAACGAGGTAGACGCGGTTATCCTGTGGCTACTTCACGAGAAGTTTGGGTTCGGTAAAAAGCGTCTGAGAGCGTTTTACGATTCCTTTTCCACTGAGCTTGACGCACTTGTTAAGCGGTACGAAATGGGTGACGAGGACAAAGCGTGGCTCTGTTCTCGGAAGCTAAAAGATTACGGTATTGATATTTCCACATGGAATAAGGAGGAAACAAAATGAGTTACAAACTCAAAACGGCAAACGGCAAGGTTGCTTTCCTGCTCAAGACGGGCAAGGATTTTGTGAAAAATCAGATGGCTGTTGCTTCCGCACAGCACATTATCGACACAGGTACTATGAAGAAGTCCGATATTGAGGGCTACCCCATCAATGTGGACGATAAGTGGTACTTTGCCGGAGAGGTGTTCAAAAAGTCCGCTCCCCGTAAGACGGAGGGCGTTGCGGAATGAGAACATTTTACTCCGAATATGTCCAACACTGTATGCGTTTTTACGCCCGTCACGCCAACCCGAAGTTCCGCAGTGACGCGGATAAAAAGAACTGGTTTGCCTGTGACAGCGCATTGAAAGGCTTTACGGATAAGGAGCGGGAAATGCTCCTCACTATCTACCGTGAGGGAGATACGATTCCCGATAACATCTACAACCTGTCCGTTGCGTTGGAAATCAAACAGGATATTCTTTGGAAGCTCGTAAATGAGCTTGAACGCAAAGTTGCAAAAAGGAGGGGACTTGTGTGAACTGCTACGAGAACATACCTGCGGAACTGAAAAAACTTAATCAGTGGGTTTGTACTCGTGGCAATAGCAAAGTCCCGATGAAAGCATGGGAGAACGAAGCCGCGTCCTCTACCAATCCGCAGACATGGGCTGATTTCGATACCGCGCATAAATCGGTGTCGGACGGTCACTACGACTACTGTGGGTTTGTGTTTAACGACAACGGATTTGTCGGAGTGGACATCGACATGGGTTACGATGAGGACGGACTTCTTTCTCCTCTTGCGGCAGATATTATCGGCAAATGCCGAAGTTACACGGAGAAATCCAAGAGCGGTCGCGGATTTCATATTCTGCTCAAAGGGGACTTGCCGTTCAAGGGCAAGAACAATCTCGCGGGTGTTGAAATCTACAAGTCCTCTCGCTACTTCATTATGACGGGTGACACACTTCTGTTCCGCACCATCGAGGATAATCAGAGCGCGATTGAGTACATTGTAGAAAAGTATTTTCCCGAAACTCAGCGAGAAAAAGATACTGCCGCTTATAGTGGTCGTATCTACTGCCCGATATGGGAAATGCCCGAAAACAATCGTATCAAGCTCCGTCCCGTCTATCCTCGAATCCCGAACGGTAGCCGCAATATCTGTCTGATCTCACTTGCGGGTATGCTCCACAAGCAAGGCTACAGTAAGCAACAGATATATGACGAACTGCTCTACTGCAACACGGTTGCCTGTGACCCTCCTCTTGACAGGGGTGAGATACAAACAATCTGTAACAGTGTGACACGGTACAAACGATGAAATATGAACCCTATCACGCGCTTATAAACGCAATCATTTTGCAAGCGGTCAAGGATTACCGTACTGCGTTGGACGATGAAAACACCTCCGGCATTGAGGAGTGTGAGCGGTTCTTCCGCTCGGATTGGTTCACTTTCCTCACCGATGTGGACGGAGAAATCATTATTCGGCAGGTGAAAAGAGAAATAACACGAAAAGGATAAGAAATATTAAAACAAGTGTTGACAGCTAATCTTTTTCGTGTTATTATCTAATCACAAAGAGACAAGAAACAATCTCTTAAAGATTAAAGGAGGTCTTATCGGTGACAGAAATCTATCGAGGTGACATTTACTACATAATGCCGTTTTATACGGTCACGGGTTCTGAACAGAGAGCAGGTAGACCCGGCGTAGTCGTGTCCAACGACATAAACAATCGACACTCTCCCAATGTGGAAATCGTATTCTTGACTTCGCAGGAAAAGAAACCGCTTCCCACTCATGTTCCCGTGATGTGCCGCGTTCCGTCCACGGCTCTCTGTGAGAACATTCAGACGGTATCAAAGGAGCGGCTTTCCACATTCATTAAATCCTGCACCACGAAAGAGCTGAAAAATATTGACAACGCTCTGCTCGTGTCTCTCGGTATCAACTCCCCGTTTCCTGTCGGGGGGGGGGATTGAGGAAAACGCACCGCAGAAAAGCACGCCCACAGAGGTGGAGCGCGACCTCTACAAAACGCTGTATGAACAAATTCTTGATAAACTGGTAGGAGGAAACACCAATGATTAAGGTAGAAAACATTGAAGTTTGGGGATTTGAACACGCTATCCGTGGTATGCGAAACCCCTTGAACAGTTGGAACAGGTCGGATAGTTACCCCGCCGTTGACTGCGGTAAGTGTGGTCGTATCGAACGCGAGGGTATCTGCCACCCGAAAGAGCATGACTGCACACCGTATTACTGCTATGAAATCGGTGAGAATGACCTTACTCTTATGCGAAAGCTGTTTGCGGCGGGACACCCGCACAGAAAGTATCTTCGGCAGATTTTTGTCGCTATGGACATCACCGCCCCGCTGTACTGGTGGAAAGAGTTTGATACCTACAAGGTAGGCACGACTGCCAATTCCTGTTCCACCATGCACAAAATCGCCGCAAAGGAATTTGAACTTTCCGATTTCAGCACGGAACATCTTGTCGGACTGTCTATCGCCGCGTTACAGGGTGTTCTCGATGTGATGAACTTGGAACGAAAGCATTTTCTTGCCACCCACGATAAAGACTGTTGGTGGCAGATGATTCAGCTCCTCCCGTCCAGTTACAATCAGCGGCGCACGGTCACTATGACCTATGAGAATGTAATGAATATGCTCGACTACCGCGAGGGTCATAAACTGGACGAGTGGCGCGAGTTTTGTGAAATCTTGAGGGCGTTGCCCCATGTGGAGGTAATCAGAAATGGCAAGTAACGAAATCAACACGGTCACATTGTCCGTCAGCTCCTATAACTCCGTCAAGAACGATGTGTTCCGCTACAACCTGTTCTTGGACAATCTCTTACAGGAAGCTATGCTATCCGAAGACCATCAGTCTCTTGTGTTTGACTCCAAGAAAATCGAGGAAGCAGTCAAGTTCTGCTATTTCGAGCGGTATAAGAAGAAGTTGGCAACGCTGAGAACACAGGCTACGAAGTACGGAGATAAGAAGTGAGGTGAGGTAAATGGCAGGTGACAGAGAGCTTTTTGAGCTGAGTAACGGCAGGTGTATTATGGACGAAGACCTGTCCGACAAAATGTATATCATTAAGTCCTACCACCCCGAACGCGCCGATGAGACCTCCTCTGGCTTTGAGTGGTCGGAAATGGGTATGGCAAACCTGTTCGGTATGCTCTACAACCGCGAAGCGAGGTACTGCACAGAGCATAAGAGTTGGTACACCTACTTTGAGGGCGCGTGGCGGCGTGACGAGGGTGCAATCCTTGTCTCGGAGAAAATCAAGGACTTTGTGCGCTTGATGATTCTCTACTGTGGCGAAATCACAGACGATGATACCCGAAAGGCGTACACCTCATTCGTGAACAAGATGGGTGATAGGCGTATGAGAGATAGAATCCTCAAGGACGCAACAGGCGAACTCCGCATTTCTGCTACGGATTTCGACTCCAACCCCTACCTCATCAACTGTCTCAACGGGACATATTCCTTGGAGGACTATTCTTTCAGAGAACCACGGTGGGACGATTTTCTCACCATGCAGACCCGTTTCCGGCACACGGTACGCCGTGATGTGAAGTGTACGCGGTGGGAACAGTTCATTGATGAGGTTACGCAGGGCGATAAGGATAAAGCTGACTTCCTGCAACGCGCTCTTGGGTATTCTATGCTCGGTATGAGTAATGAGGAATGTATGTTTATCCTCCACGGCAAAACGACCCGTAACGGCAAGAGTACCCTACTTAACACGATTGAGTATATGCTTGGGGATTACGCGAAAGTTGCCCCGGTCGGTATGATTTGTCGTGGTGACAGGCAGAAAGACGCAGAAGCCGCGTCTCCTACCCTTGCCGGACTCAAGGGCAAGCGGTTTGTCACGATGAGTGAGAGCAATGAGTACGGCAAACTGGACGAGGAGAAAATCAAACAGCTTACAGGCGGCGAAGAAATCTCCGCTCGTGCGCTCTATCAGACAGCTATCACATATCGTCCTCAGTTCACCCTGTGGCTCTCCTGTAACGACCTGCCGATGGTGACAGACAAATCCCTGTTCGCGTCTCAGCGTATCAAGGTGATTGAGTTCAACAGGCATTTTTCCCCGTCTGAGCAGGACACCCACCTCAAGGACGAACTGACCTCCCTTGACGCTATGAGCGGCATTTTCATGTGGCTCGTGCGCGGTTACATCAAGTACAAAGAAAACGGTCTCGCAATGTCCAAGAGCTTGTCAGAGGTTGTCGAACGGTACGAGCGGGATAACGACCTTGTGTTGCAGTTCCTTGAAAACCGCTGTGTGCGTGTTCCCGAAGATGAAGAAAATCCGAACGGTGAGAAAAACAAGCGCACTCTCATCAAGGCGAAAGACCTCTACTCCGCTTTCAAACTGTGGGCGAAGTCTGAGGGCGCGTATGTGCTGTCGGCACGGAAATTCAATTCTGAAATGGAGCGTCACCCCGAATGGTTTGACCGCAAATCGACTTCCAGTGGATTTATGATTTATTGGGGCTTGAAGCTCAAGGAGGTAGTATAAATGAACGCTTCTTGCTTGGACGAGAAAGGACGCTTTAAGTCCTGCCCGTACAGAGTATATACCGATGAGCATAAGGCGATTTTAAGGGGACAGGGTGATTTCACCTCACAGTGTTTTTACCCGTGCATTGGTGAGGGGTGCGTTGCATACCATGTGGGCGTTTGCCTACGCCTTGTTGCCGCGCTAAAGGAGGTCAAATAATGCCAAGAGTATTGACCATTGACGGTAGCGTGAAAATCGGTGCATACCACTTTTCCGACAGGAAAAAGCCCTGTCTTTGTAACGATAAGGAGGAATTGAAATGACAAACGAAGAACGCCGCCCTACCGGGCTACTCCATACCGCTGATGAACTGCGTCAACTTATCCGCAACAATCCTACCCTCCCGCTCCTCGTCTTTGCGGGTGAGGAAGCGAACAGCGGGGATTACTCCTATATGAGTTGTAGTTACATCAAGGCATATAAGGGAGAGTTCCTTGATTGCGCTCAGACGGTCAACGACTGTATGTGCTACACCGACAGGGACGAGTTCGAGGAAGCTGTTGCGGACTCTCTTGCCGATGGTGATTACACCGATGAGGAATTTGACGCTCTCGTGAAGAAAGCGATTGCCGAATACGACCCGTACTGGAAACCGTGTATCATTTTGAATGTGGATAATTAAGGAGGTACTATAAATGACTTTACAGGAAAAATCAGAGTTGGTGCGGCTGTTGAATCTGTATCAAGCCGACCTCCTCAATCTGAATCGGAAAAACATCGAGAATGGCAAAACTGAATATTTTGTCCACGGCGTGAAAGCACAGTACGAACACGCTCGAATTATCAGCACAAAACTCTCTGTCGAACTCGGCAAGGAAGTCAAGTCATGGTGGGAGGTGTAATAATGTTCATTTGGCTTACAAGTCCGACTATCGGACAGGTGCTTGTAAATCTCAACCTCGTTACTGCTGTCACCTGCGTACAGGGCAGGAACACCGTTTGCTTTACAGGCGGCGAGGAGGATTATATCGTGGTTACGGAGTCCCTTGGAGACATCTATGAGCGGATTCAGTCCGCAGAAAAGAGGTACAGAAAATGACGATACCCGAAAAACTGAAAATCGGCGCAAAGGTTTACGGTGTGGAAATCACGAACAAGCTCGACTTGGGTAATGTGAACTACTCCGGCGAAATCTCCTACACCGACTTGGTTATCCGTATCTGTCCGAACGCACAGGCAAAAATGGAAGCCGACTTTCTTCACGAAATGATTCATGGTATGCTCGACCATCTTGGTTATACCGAACACGATGAGAAAAAGGTTGACGAGCTTGCAAATGTGCTTCACATGGTGATACTGGATAATCCCGCCGTGTTCACACCTGTTAAGGAGGGACAGCACGAAAATGTTTGCAATACAGAATCAGAAGACAGGTAAATTCCTGTACGGCACGGACTATCGCTACAATCCCCCTCGACAGCGAACGAGCTTCAACGAAATGCGTATCTACTCTGATTTGAGATACGCTGTGTGTGACTACAACAGTCGCAGGTGTGGGAAAGACTATCGCATTGTAGTCCTCAAAACGGTCGAGGTCAAGCGGGTTATCGACTATGACTGTGAGGAGGGTTACGCATGGAAATGAAAATTCTGAATGAGCTTGCGGGTATGCTTGAGGACATAAATCCGAACGAAATCGTCTCTCACATATTGGACGGGACGCTTCTGTCGTGGCTTGCGAGTTGGAAAATGAAGTCTCAAATGCTTGTGGCTTTCCTGCTCGAAAATGAAAAAGCTCGATTATCCGAAAAGGATTGAAAAATAATCCTAAACGACATTAGGAGACTAATCCGAATAAGATTGGAAAATAATCTTTTCGACTTTTCGTTTTGCAGACGGAAATGAGCAAGTCTTTGAAAAACTAATCCTAATCGGATAACGACCTTTTTAGGGGCTTGTCTCAATCGGATTGGAAAATAGTCTGTTTTGGATTAAAACGGTCAAGTTGAAGTAGTAAAAGTAGTTGTTTTTTAGCTTTTGCGTGTAACTTCCTCTATATAGGAAAATCCCTACTATAAGAAGTTACACGCAAAACCCGATTTTTAACTACTTTAACTACTTCTGTAACAAGAATAAGAAGAAAAGAGGACTCTCCGGCTCGGAAAGAGGACTCTCGTGCGACTATACGACTTTACGGAGGTGCATTGGAGAATGGCAGAGAAAAAAACGGAGAAAGATGTGCAGGTGATTAAGAAAAAGCCCCGTGGTGGAAACAACTGGCTCAGTCCCGAAAATATGCTCAATGTCAATTCGGGAGATAATGCGAAATTCTTGAGGAAGAACTTACAGCTTATGAACCTGCCCGACATTGATATGAAAGATGTTGAGCAGGTCAATGCTCGTTTGAATGAGTATTTCGACTTTATGGCAGAGTGTGATAGTAAGCCTACCGTATCGGGATTGGCTATGGCGTTGAATGGAATGAGCAGACAGACATTGAGTGCTATTGCACATGATAGACCGACTGGAAGTACGGGGTATCAATCTGCGTTGCCGCGACCCGTGACCGACCTTATAAAAAAGGCATACAAAACTCTCGAAATTTTATGGGAAGATTACATGAACAGTGGCAAAATTAACCCTGTTTCGGGTATCTTCCTCGGCAAGAACAACTACGGCTATCAAGACAAGACCGAATATGTGTTGACTCCCAATCAGCAGAACGACTCCGACTATGACGCGGAGGACATTCGACAGCGTTATCTTATCGACTCTGACAGCGACTCTCAGAGCGACTAACGACTCTCGACTCTCAAACGACTTTCGACTATCGACTATCACGCAGACCGCCCAAGCGGGAGCGCGGCTCACCTGCCGCCACCGTTGGGCGGTCTTTTTGCGCGGATTTTTCACGGATTTGTGGGGATTTCGCCCTGTTCCTATTAACGCTTTACCGCAATAAAGCAAAAGCCCCATTGCCGGACGGCGGCGCGGGGCGAATTTCGCTATATAATAAGTAGGATTTGAAATAATCCGAAAAAGATAAAAAATATTGAAAAAAGGGTTGACAATTCGGAAAAGCTGAATTATACTATAATCACAACAGGACAACAAACAATACAAAACAGATTATAGGAGGTTTACAAAATGCGAATTTACGAATTGACGCCGGGCGGCTATGACCGTGTAAAATCCTTTTACGGGAAAGCGAAAGTTATTGAAAAGGACGGGGAAACGCTTTTACAGTCCTATGATACTACCGTTTGCAAGATTGATAAAAGCGGCGAATTTATCCGGCTGTGGAGCGGGTACAGCGTTACCACAATGCGCCATATTAACGCATTTATTGAAATGTTCGGCATTTCGGGCGGTGGTAAAAAGTGGTGGGACGCGCTCCCGGTGGAGGAAAAGCCCCACGGCGGCGCGGATATGACCCCCGCCGAAAGTCTAAAAACAATGTACGCAAGACGCACCGCGAATTATTGAGGAGGTAAAACAAAATGAAATTCAAGACAACACAAAAGGCAATCAAGGCGAATTACAATACAATTATTTGTATTCCCTATTGCGGTTTACAAAACCTTTTGAATTATGAAAGCCCGGTTGCGTACACGGTACGCCGTGAAGGGTGGGCGGCTGATATTTACGATATGGGCGGCGGGGTTGCTATTGTAACAGGTTATGCGCCGTTCGGGAATGTTCGCCCGTCCTATGAATTGCGGGAACGGTACGAAACAGGCGCGGAAAAAATCCGCTATGATTATTCGCTTGCATGGGAGGAACAGCGGAAACAGCTTGAACAGCTTGCAAGGGCATTTATTGAGGAGGTAACACGCCATGAATAAACGGGAGTATTGCGAAAGCCGGGAAAGCGTTGCATATTATAGCGGCTTGAATGGGCTTGAAATAAAGGGCATTGAATACGGCATAAACGATTTTGTTTATTGCGTTTCGGGTTGTTGGTATGGCGGGAAAGCCGCGCGGCGTTTCCACCGTTGCAAAATCTACTACCCCGCAAACGGGAAAGATAGCGCATTTTTTAGGGTTGACGGGTACAAAATCCCGCTTGACGAATGTATTAGAATGGGGGTTTAATTATGAAATATTGGCAATTTGTGAATTGGGAACCCGCGCCGATTGAAAGCGCGTTAAAATCCCGCGTTGCTGTCGCTATTGCGGCATATGAAAGCGGAGATAAAAACGCCATAAAAGAATATTACAGGCAATCCGCAACAATGGAGACATTGCAAAACCCCGTTGTTAAAATTGGCGGTTGGGCGTTTTCCTTGCGTGAGTTTTGCCGGGTGTATTGGGTACAGTCCCGCTATTATGGCATTATGGAGCTATACGCGCCGAATAAGTCCGCTATTTATGCTGTATTTGGGCGGTATCATGTTCTAAAAATTGTGGAGGTGGGATAAATGAACATTGATAGCACTATGAAAGAATTAGCGGAATATATCCGCATGGGTGAGGAAATAGCCGCAAACATTGACGCATTGAAAGACGCGCTAAAACAGTACATGAGGGAAACAGGGGTTGACAGCTTGACGGGAACGGAACATAAAGCAAGCTATAAAGCTGTTACAAGCTCCCGCATTGATACCACGGCATTAAAAAAGGACGCGCCCGAAATAGCCGCGAAATATACCCGGACAACAGAAAGCCGCCGCTTTACTTTTGCATAAAAATAGCCCTTATCTAACCCGCCGCCAAGCAAGAGAGAAAAGAGCTATATACCCAAAAAAGCGGGTACAAATGTATTTTACTATGCTCCCGCCGCATTTTCAAGGAGGTTTTATAATGGCTTCATATACAGCGCGAAAAAACAAAGACGGTAAAATAATAAGTTATCAAATAAAGGTATCACGAGGACGGGACAAGCTCACAAGCAAACAGTTAACCCCGTTCACAATGACATATACACCCCCGGACGGGTGGAGCAAAAAAGCCATTGAGCGCGATTTAATCCGCGTAATGGGTGAATTTGAAACGGCTTGCAAGCGCGGCGAAATTCTAACTAAAGAGCAAGAAAAAGCCCATGCAATGGAGCAAGCCGAACAAGTCAAGCGCGAACAAGCCAAGCCCACATTTACGCAATATGTACAGGTATTTCTAAATGAGAAAGCCGCTAATTTATCGGCGGTTACTCTACACAATTACAAACAGGCATTAAAACGCCCGTCTGAGATATTCGGGGAGACGAAATTAGAAGACATTGACTTTTTAGCGGTTAAGAAATATATAACCGATATGCAAGCCGCGCAACGGAACAAAGATAATAAAAAGCCGCTTTCACACGGTACGGTTGTAAGCTATTACACTGTATTACACACATTGTTTGAAAACGCTGTTGAAAATGGCATTATACCCGCTAACCCAATGCAAAGAATGAAAAAGCCAAAGCCCCGGAAAGACGATATACAGAAAGAGCCTATTTGCTATGATGAAAAGGAAATTGCCTATATTATGGAATGTCTCAATAATGAGCCGCTAAAATGGAAAGCTTTAATGCTTTTTCTCATTGACAGCGGTTGCCGCCGTGGTGAGGTTGCCGGGCTGAAATGGTCGGATATTGATTTTAGAACGGGTAAAGTTACCATTTGCAGAAATGCCCAATACACAAGCGAAAAAGGCGTATATATCACTACTCCAAAGAGCCATAAAAGCCGGGATATTATCATAAACGCGCCCGTTTTGCAGATTTTGAAAACATGGCAACGGGAACAAACGCTAATATATTTTGGGCGGGGTAAAACGGCGGGCGGCTATTGTTTCACCCAAAACGAGGGAGAAATATTAAACCCGAACACAATAACGGAATATGTTAGGACATTCGGAAAGCGGTATAATTTGCCCGGTATGCACCCCCACGCATTACGCCATACAATGGCAACATTGAGCATTGCAAACGGCGCGGACATTGTAAGCGTTTCTAAAAAATTAGGGCATTGCAACCCGTCCGTTACACTGAACATTTACAGCCATGCGAACGACGAAGCACAACGCCGCGCAACCGAAATATTAGCGGACGCGCTTTATAAAAACACAAAACAGGCATAAAAAGAAAGTGAGGATTTGCACAATGAAAATTATGAACATTAACGAAATGGAAAACGCCGCTTTACAGCTTAAGAGCCTTTTAGCTGTGCTTACCGCCGTAAACGGATACAACAGCGACAACAGCGGCATTTTAACGGATATGCCCACGGCATTAAAGCCCCTTGCAGAAATTGCGGAAAACCTGTATTGTAGTATTGTGGAAATGGGGAGGGAGGTTAAATAATGTTTACAATTCTTTGTATTGTCCTTTTCCCGTTGATGGTTCTCATTGAGTTAATCAAGCTGAACAAATGAAAAGCGGTACAGCTTGCCCCCGTTGCAATATGCGCGGGGGCTTTTTCTATTGCTTGCCCTGCAAGCCTTTTAGAGCCGTTATAAAGCGTTCTATTGTTTCAATGCCCCCATTACGCACAAACACAATTAAAACGCCGTATAACGCATTATAAGCGGCGCATAAAGCAAATTAGCTTGTTTTTATCGCTCCACTTTCCTACCAAAAAAGCGTTTTTAATATTTTCGGCATTTTCGCCATTTACGACGGGAAAACCCGCGTTTATTGGGAGGTCGGTATATTTCCATTGTTACCGATAAAACCCCGGCAACATGACACAGAGCAACCGCCCATGGGCGAACATGATTATATATCTTTGCTCCACCAATACACCGCCGAAAACAAGCGGATGTGTTGTCGTTCGGCTTGTCACTGTTTTTAATAGCGTGTCACTGCTCAGTCACTGCTAAAAATCGCCCCTTATAGCCGAAAAAACAAGCAATATCAAGGATTTTCGGCGGTGTCACTGTTGTCACTGCAAATAGGCGAATACCCCACATATAGTTTTATAATTTCTCTTTTCCGCCGTTTATGCCGGGCGGCTTTTTCTATGCCCTGTTGATTTTCTGTTGATTTATTCAATGAATACAAGCCATATAGAAAGCCAATAAACGCCGCAAACCCGCATAAATACAGGCTTTTCTAAAAAGCACAGTTTATTTTTTCAAATTATCAACGGTATTTTTTGCAACGGCTTGTAATTGCTATTTATGTAGTGTAGCATAGCGAAAAACCCCGCATAAATACAGGCGTTGCCGCCTGTTGGCTTGATTTTTATTTTGTGCAGGTTGGTGTAGTGTGTTCAATGATGAAATAATGCGCTTTTTCATAGTTAGTTGATTTTCTGTTGATTTTTTAGAGCGCACACGACATATAAAAGCGGCGTACAAACATACCCCCGGGGGGGGATATATTGCCACGCTATCAAATCGGGTGAGTGGCTTGAGTAGCCCCAAGTAGATAAAGCGTTTTTATAAAGGGGGTATATCGTAGTTTTCAGTGACAATAGTGACATAGATAAATAAGATTATAAATCAATCTGAAATAGACGGTAAATCAATCTGTTCTGTGTGAAAACTAATCTTTGAGCTGTCACACCGTTTCAGTGACACCGCAGTGACAGTAGTGACAAGAAACAGTGACACCTTAAATCAGCTATATGTAGAGAGAACATTCACCCGTGGTTCACCCGTGGCTGTCTGAGTTTGATTATCATAGCAAATTTTGTTGCCGGAACAAGAAATCAAGAAGCACAATATGTGCCGAGTATTCTTGATACGAATACAACATTTTGCGTATTTCGTGGAGATTGGACTTGACATTCGGAACTTTGTATGCTATATTTATCATGTAAGTTAATATGAAAAGTGTTTCGGACACTCTTACCCTATGTAAGTTAAAACAAACGGCGCATGATTGCGAGAGCGAAAGCTCAAACAGTCATGCGTCTTTTTTTGTTCGCAGAGGGAGGTAAAGAGAAATGACGGAACAGGAAAAACTCGCCTTTGAGCTTGAAATACGACAGAAAGTTGCGGAGGAGAACCGCGCAAAACAACGGGAGTCTAAGGCACGGTGGCGAGAAAAAAACCGCGAGTATCTGCGTAATTATGAACGCGCTCGTAGGGCGCGAAAGAAAATGTGTAAGGAGGTAAGCGAAGATGAGCGAAATGATTGATGTTACCCGTCCGATGTTTTTGTCTATCAAGGAAGTCGTAAAAATCACTGGTTTGTCCGAGTATTACCTCCGGCAGAACATCAAGGCAGGTAAAGTTCCCTATATCAAAAGCGGCAACAAAATCCTCATCAATATGCCCCGTCTGTCTGCCACGCTGAATGATATGACCGATAAGAGTCTTATTCAACTGTAAAGGATGGTGAGCGCATGGAGGAGAAATCTAAATCCTTGCTTATCGGGGATAGCTATGAATCAAAGGCAGATGGCACTTTGGTTTATAAAGAACCGATTAAAAGCAAGGACACAGGAGAGGTGGTCGGTATAGAGGAAACACCGATTGCCAACCACACTCCCATTTTACAGGAACAGCGTATTGTGGATAACGGGATTGAGCCTGTAGAGGAGCTTGTTTTCAATGTTCGCCGCGCGGGACGAATGTGGGGAACTGTGTCCGTGACTCTGAAAGAGATACTGAGTCAGACACCCAACATCAAATTTGGGGCGGCTTGTCGTATCTTTGTTGGACGCGGCGCAAAAGCCCGATACAGCGAAGCTATGCAAATCCAGTGCGAAAATGCACCTTGTTCAACAACATATCAGCATACAGGATTCAGAGAGATTGATGGTGAACGAGTATTCCTCAACGGCGGCTATAGCGTGACCGAGCGCGGTATAACAAATCAGTTTCGCGTCCAGTTAGATGGTAAATTGGGGCGATACGGTTTCACACAGGAACGCCATGACAGTCGCTACTCTACGCTGTTGCATGATTTGCCTAATGTCGCACCTAAATCACTCATTTTGACGGGGCTTGCCTACAGCTTTTTAACACCGTTAAACGCGATACTCCGTGATATTGGGTGTGAGCCACGCTTTATTCTGTACTTTGTTGGTAAAACGGGTACGCGCAAATCAACGATGGCAAATCTGTTCCTGTCTTTCTTTGGTAGCTTTCGTGAGAGTGAGTCTGCTCCAATCAGTTTTAAGGACACCCCGAACGCGGCAGAAATGTCAATGGCGTTGTTGGATTCGACTTTGACTCTGTTGGACGATAGAATCCCCTCAACAACCAAAGGCGTTAAAGACCAAATGGAGCGCATGGAACAGAGCGTAGCGAGGGCTATCGGAGACCGCGCCGGACGAGCAAGACTAAATGCCAACAGCTCCCTAAAGGCTGTATACCGCCCTGTGTGCAATCTTATTGTCACCGCAGAGGAAGCGTTCAGCAATGTTGGTGAGAGTGCTGTGGCGCGTTCTGTGTGCTGTGAGTTAATGCCCGGTGATGTGAACTTAGACGCATTAACAATTGTACAGCGTAAAGCGGGAGAGCTTAATGAGTGCATGAGCGAATATATCCAATTCGTTCTTGCAAATTGGGATAGCATTTCAGAAGAATGTTCGGAACAGTTTTACCGCTTGCGAGATAAAGCCCAAACCAATGGACACGGGCGATTAGCCGCCGCAGTTGCTCATCTACAAATTGGTATTCACACCATGTGTAGATGGCTTGAGTCCATGGTGGCAATTACTCCCGAACAGGGCGGCGAAATCGAAAAGTCCGCTTGGGAGACCTTTATGGAGTTGGCAACGGCTCAGAATCGGCGCATTTATGAAGAAAAGCCTGTAAAGCTGTTTTTGGACGCTATCCGCGAAATGCGTGACCGTGGGACTATCCGTATCGTGGACATGGATAAACTCGGAGAGTGGAGCAGTCCAAGCATTGTCGGTTATCGAGATAGGGCTTTCTACTACTTCTACCCCGATGCAATTTACAGTGAGGTACGCCGGTTCTATATGGAGCAGGATAAAAATTTCCCGTTAGGCAAAACGACCCTGTTCCGTCAGTTGGCTACAGATGGTCTCATTGAAACCGATAAGGGTCAGAATACCAAAGTCAAGCGGATTAAAGACGGGAAGCGTCCCCGTCTCCTGTGGCTCAATGCAACTGCGTTGGACGATGAGCGGGAGGAGGATGATTGCCAATGATTGATGAAAAACGGTGTGTTGAGTTTCCAACGATAGATGAGCTTGTGGCACTTTCTATCAAGGAGAACTGCCGCCGCTTGAGAAGCGAAATTATCAAATTTTCAGCTTTGCAAAAATCGCAGAGACAGGAGGTATTAGATTATGAACAAAGGAAAGAACACCCCAATGACAGATGAAGAAATGCGCGAGGATATGCTGAAACGCAAAGAAAAAGGGCTTTCGACTAAACGGGGAATCAGCGTGTATAAACAGCAAGCGGGTGAGTATGTTGACGATAAAACGAGAGAGATTACATCCGTACAGCGGCAGTTGTTTGAGACTTCTCTCGAAAATCAAAGGGTGTCCCTCAATGATGTTGAAACCCTAAAATCTCGTATGCTCGCATATCTCCAAGCCTGTGAGGACACGGCAACATTTCCAAACTCTCTTGGATTTGCTCGTTCCATAGGTTATACAGACCGTGCTCTGAGAGTGTGGAGAGCAAAAAAGCCCGACAGCGAAACTGGACGATTGCTTGAAATGTTTAATGATTTATGTGCAGATGTACTCAACCAATCTGCTTTACGAAATAACGCAAACAGTGTGTTTTCCATTTTTATTTCAAAGGCTCTGTATGGTCTTAGGGATTCCACTGAGGTTATTATAACCCCACGAACTGGCGATTTAGCGAGTGAAAGCGAGTATTCCGTAGATGAGATTCGCCGCCGCTATGTCATTGACGCTCCCGATGATTCGGATGAGTCCTAAAGTGGGGTGAAAATTATGGGACGAATATATTTCCGGCAGTATTACACCCCTGTAGTCGAGCAATATTTACGAGCAGTAGTTCGCAAGTGGAAGCCGAACTCTATACCATCTTCATGGTATAAATTTACTGTAAGTTGGCTTGACTTTTTATCCAAAGAAGACAAGGAGTTTATCCAGTTTGTATTCCACCCCGACTACTACAACAGCTATGTTGGCGTGAGCTGTTACCCATATGAACAATTCTTGCTGAATTTCAGAAGATTGTACAATTTGGAGCGGCGATACGCGATTGACGCGGGATTGCTCGATGAAACGGTCGATTGTGAGGGTGATGAACAGAAATGAAGACACATTACACAGCTTTGGTTGAACATTATTTCCGTTTGGGTGCGCGACACCCGATGATTACCAACCCGGTATCTGCTCGTTGGTATGCCGCTGTGTGGGAATTTTTCGATAACCTCCCAAGCGAAGACAGAGAATTTCTGCTCAAGCTGTTTAGCAGTCACACAGACCTCATACCTGTACTCAAATCTTATCCCGGCTCTTTCCCGCAAAATCTGTCTAAGCTCTCTGCTTTGGAACGGGCTTTTGCGGCGAGAACAAATATAATCTAACAAAATTAGGAGGAAATCATTATGACAAGCAAAATCAAGTTCGTTTACAACGAGAAGCCGTATGTTCTTGAGTTTACCCGCAATTCCGTTAAGGAAATGGAGCGTAGGGGTTTTGACGCGGCAAAGGTTCTCGAAAAGCCCATGCTTCTCCTGCCCGACCTGTTTTCCGGGGCGTTTATTGCCCACCACCCGTTGGTACGCAAAAAGCTCATTGATGAGATTTACAACGCCTTTGACGATAAGGTTGGACTGCTGAACGCTCTGTGCGAAATGTACAGTCTTGTTCTTGAAGATTTTGTTGCAGAACTTGAAAAGTCCGGCAACGGTCTGAAATGGGAGCGTGAGTAAATCGCAACCCCAAGTGTGGCGCATGATTGCGAGTGAGGGATTTCTCTCGTACAGTCATGCGCCACATTTATTTTACCCGAAAGGAGGTATGAAAGATGGCTGATGTTACAGTCGAAGGCGTACAAATAGAAGTGAGTGCGCTATCCTCTGCTGCGGCAAGGAGCATTGACGAACTAACCAACACTTTAAGTAGACTCAAGAGTGCGACTAAAGGTGGGTTGGGATTGACTCCTGTTGCAAAACAGCTTACTACGCTGAATACCGCACTGAACAATATCAGCTCCACCAATGCGGATAATCTGAACAAGATGGCGCAGGGCTTACAGGCACTTTCCTCTTGCGGAAACCTCAAGCTCTCGTCTTCTGTAGCTAATCAGATTTCCAACCTTGGGACAGCGGTACGGTCTCTGAATGGGACTGATTTTTCCTCGCTCGGTCGGCTTGCAGACGCGCTTACCCCGCTTTCCACCATCGGCAAGTCGAACCTCAACAGCTTTATCTCTCAGCTACAGCGATTGCCGCAAGCGGTACAGGGTCTTAACGGCGTGGACATCGGAGGGTTGGGAACGCAGATTTCCGAACTGGTTTCGGCTCTTTCCCCGCTTTCTCAGATGGGTAAGAACAACCTTACCTCGTTTGTGACTCAGCTTGGCAAAATTCCCGCTCTCATGCAATCTCTAAAGACGGTAAACATCGGGGAACTTGCGTCACAGGTTCAACAGTTGGCAGACGCTTTCGCTCCTCTCGCTACGCAAATGCAAGCCATTTCGAGCGGGTTCGCGGCGTTTCCGGCGAGAATCCAAAAGCTGATTACCAGTACAAACAATCTGTCGAAGTCGAACGACAGAGCGTCCACAAGCTATGTGAACCTCGCCGCAAAAATCGGTATTGCTATCGTAGCGGTAAAAAAAGCGACTTCCGTATTGGCAGGATTTATCAATAAGTCCAACCAGTATGTTGAAGATTTGAACCTGTTTACCGCGTCTATGGGCGAGTACGCAAGCGCGGCGCAGGAGTACGCAGAGCGCGTCAGTGAAATCGTTGGTATCGACCCCGCCGAATGGTTGCGAAACCAAGGTGTATTTATGACAATTACCAAGGGTTTCGGTGTGGCAAGCGATAGGGCGTACACGATGAGTCGAAACTTGACTCAGCTTGGATATGACATTTCCTCGTTCTTTAACATTCCGTTCGAGGAAGCGTTCCAAAAGTTACAGTCGGGTATCGCAGGTGAGCTTGAACCGCTCCGTAGACTCGGTTATGACCTGTCTGTGGCTCGTCTACAGCAGGAAGCATATACCCTCGGTATTGAGAAGAAAGTCTCGGCTATGACACAGGCTGAGAAAGCGGAGTTGCGTTACTACGCGATTATGACGCAGGTAACAACCGCACAGGGCGATATGGCGAGAACGCTGAACGCTCCCGCGAACCAACTCCGCGTCCTGCAAGCACAGGTTACTCAGTGCGCCCGTGCAATCGGTAATATCTTTATTCCTGCTCTGAACGCTATCCTGCCGTATGCGATTGCCGTAGCAAAGGTCATTCGGCTTATTGCAAATGCCATTGCAAGCCTGTTCGGATTTGCACTGCCGGAAATTGATTACAGCGGTATCGGCGCAACTGTCGGTGGGGTCGCTGACAGTACACAGGACATCGGAGACGGTCTTGGTGACGCTACCAAAAAGGCAAAAGAGCTGAAAAACGCTCTGCTCGGTATTGACGAGCTGAACATCATTTCCCCGCCCGAAGACACAAGCGGGAGTGGTGCAGGTGGTATCGGTAACATCGGAGGTGGAGGTCTTGGCTTTGACCTGCCGACCTATGATTTCCTCGATGGCGCAATCAGTTCAAAAGTCGATGAGATTGTTCAGAAAATGAAAGAATGGCTCGGTCTGAACAAGGAAATCGACTCGTGGGCTGACCTGTTCGATACCCGTCTTGGGAAAATCCTGTTGACGGTGGGAGCTATCGGTGCGGGTCTCGCGGCGTGGAAAATCGCAAAGAGCGTTGCCGATTTCGTGAAATATATCACCTCGTTCAAAGGGTTCGGCGCAGGTTGGGCGGGACTCGGCGCACTTGGGCTGTTGTCCGACCTCAATGAGTTCATCGGATATTTCCAAGACTTCCTTGAGAACGGCGCAACATTCCAAAATGTTGTCGGTATGATTAGTGAGTTCACGGGTGCAATCGGTGACTGCTTGATTATCCTCGGTAATCTCAAGATTGGCGGTGCGCTCAAGGTCGTACAGGGTATTGGTGAGATTGCTGTTGCAATCAAGGACATTTCCGAAAGCGGTGTAAATTGGGAAAATGCCAATACCGCTATCAGAGGTCTCACCAATATTGCAATCGGTATCGGCGTGTTCACGGGCAACCTCAAGGTGGCGGCGTGGGGACTGGCTATTCAAGGCTTCACCTCCATCATCACAGAGATTGGCGAGAATTGGGACGCTATCAAGCAAGGCGATTGGAGCGGCGTAGATAAGGTGACGCTGATTATCGGCGCACTGGAAGTCCTCGGCGGTCTCGCTATGGCGTTAGATGTGTTCTCCAAGCTCAAGGAGGTCGCTACCATCGGTAAGGCTTCCGAAGCGGTCACGACCGTTGCAACTGCAACAGAAACCCTCGACACTACGGTCAGCACGAAGCTGTCCCCGAACCTCACCTCTCTCGCAAAGAACCTCGGCTTGGGTATCGTAATTGTTGCAGAGGTCGCGGCGGCGGCACTCCTCATCACGGGAGCAATCATTCTACTCGGCGAGGGATTAGCGCAGGTCGGT